GAATTTATTATTGAGAACTTACCTCTACTTATTGAGGCAGCTATACAAATAGTTGTAGCCCTTGCTCTAGGAATTGCAGATGCCTTGCCAGAATTAATTCCATCAATTGTTGAGGCTATAATTTTAATAGTTGATACCTTATTAAATAATATGGATCAGATACTTAACGCAGCTTTACAAATAATCATGGGACTGGCTAAGGGATTAGTTGATGCTCTGCCAAGGTTAATAGAAGCACTACCAAAGATAATTAGTGGGATAATTAATTTTATTACTAGCAATCTTCCTCTTATTATTGATATGGGAATTAAGATTATACTTCAGCTTGCCGTTGGATTAATAAAAGCAATACCACAGCTTGTAGCAGCAATCCCTCAAATTATAACAGCTATTATTACTGGCATTGGAAAAGCAGCAATTTCAATAGTTCAAGTAGGTAAAAATATAGTAACTGGTTTATGGAATGGTATCTCCTCAATGGTATCTTGGATTAAGGATAAGATTAGTGGTTTCGTAGGTGGAATTGTAAGTGGTGTTAAAGGAGTTCTTGGTATTAAATCACCTTCTACTGTCTTTGCAGGTATTGGTGATAATATGGCTATTGGTCTTGGCGAAGGTTTTGATAAGGCCATGAACAAGGTTTCAGATGATATTGAAGGAGCAATACCTAGGGATTTTGATGTGGATTCGAATGTAAATATAAATGGAACTGGTGGACTTGCACCATCTATGAATACTGGACCACTTGTTACAGTTCAGCAAATGATTGTAAGAAGTGAAGATGATATTAGAAAGGTTTCACAAGAATTATATAATCTAATGCAAACAGGCTCTAGAGCTCAAGGAAGATTTATCACAGTATAAGGAGGTTGATGTATGGGCTTTATGTATAATGGTATTCATTCTAAAAACATGAAACTAAAAGCGAGACTTACAAGCTGGCAAGCATCTCCTCCCCTTAGAAATTCTTATGAGATTGTTCCTGGTAAAGTAGGTATTGCTGATTTTGGATGTGACAGCTCTGAAAGGTATATTAAAGTTAATTGCAATATTTATCCTCAAAGAACTTTTGAAAACCTAGTAAAAGTACTAGATGATATATCTGCATGGCTAAATCCTTTGGAAGGGCTAAAACAATTAGTTCTAGATGATGTGCCTGATAGATTCTTTTTAGCAAGATTAAATACAGAAATAGATTGTGAAAGAATATTAAGTAGTGCAGGCTCCTTTGAATTAACATTTATTTGCCCAAACCCTAATGGCTATGCAATAACAGATGAGCAATTTACTTTTTCTACAACAGGCTCTCATGAATTAGTGCGAAATATAGGAAATATTAATTCTTACCCTATTTATCAGCTAAAAGGAAATATTGATAGTTCATCATCGTCTTTTGTGACAATCACTACAAATGATGAAGAATTAAAGCTTATAGGAAGACTAGCTTCAAATGAAATTTTAGTCATAGATAGTTTATTGCTGACTGCAAAAGTTACTGATTTAAACGGCAATACACTAAGAAATGGATTGCCTATTTTAGATGAACTTAATTTCCCTATTCTAAATAAAGGAAGTAATGAAATTATAATAAACACCAATAATGCAACTTTTTCAGAATTAAACATTTTAGCAAATAGCTGTTGGAGGTGATGACTTTGGCTATAAAATCAGTATTGACTTCACAAGTAGACTTTACAGGAGAATTTCCTGTTAGTAATAAAACTGTGGCTCTTTGGAGATTCAACGAAACTGCACCAGATAGTAATAATATGATTGCAGATGCCTCTGGATTTAACAGAGACTTTTATGTATCAGCTTGGTCAGGAACATCTGCATCTTTTCCTGCAAGTAGACTAGGCAGGTTTTTTAGGCAAAACATCATTAATCCAACAAGTGAAAAAACTCATTTAATAGCTACCAATGATGGTGGCTTTTTTACTGATTTAGGAGAAAAAATAGTTGTAGGTGGTTGGATAAACCCTACCACTTATTCCATTGGTCAGACCTTTATCCCCATTTTTAATACTAGACAGGGTCCTGGTCAGCCAATCTTTTATGTATCTTTATATCAAGGGCGACCACGATTGATGCTATATAATGCTTCGGGAACACTGATTTATGATCAATCAGAAACACCTCCCATCACTCTAAAGAACAACGGTTGGTACTTCTTTGCTTCCATTATCGAAGTAAATAATAAACAAGTACAAAACTTACTTTGTGATCGTAGTGATGGGGCTGTTTGGCAATCTCCAATTAGGAGCTTTACTGGTGAATTAAATAAATCTTGCACCGCAGATATTGTAATGGGGATGCATGCAAATACTTATTATTACGCTGGTGGTTTTGATGATTGGTTTTATGAAAAAGATTCTGATTTAAATATGGATGATCTTATTTTTTATTTTAAATCTTCACTGCTTGCTAATGGTGGAGATAGTTCCTCAGATGTAGATGCTATCAAAGAACCAGGAGCTGTTTTATTAAAAGAAACTGATGGCTCTTATCCTTCAAGTGGAATCTTATATACAACAGCGGCTATTTGTAATCTTTCTGGAACTGGCAGGGTTTCTGTAACAAGTGAATATACTGCAGGAATAACTTCTATAAGTTTAGTTGAAACTTCTACTTCAGATGATTTGGATAGCTGGACTGCATGGCAGACCATTGGTTCAAGTGGTGAGTTGCAATCACCAAATAAAGCTTATATTCGTTACAGGATCACATTAACAACACAGGATTCAAGTAAGACTCCTAAACTTTTAGAAATACAGCTTCATGATATCCCAAGACCACCTTATGAAAAATTAGGTTTTGCAAGGCCAGTAGTATTAAATTCTGATGGAGCATGGGAATCGGTACTTGATAATGCTTTTGATATTTTAGTTACAAGTGAAGTAAACGGTGCTGATATTTTAGAATTTAAACTTCCCTTCCATGACCCTAAAAGGGAAACATTAGATAATGAAAAGCAAGTTCAAATTGTAAATGATGTCTATCGTATAAGGACTATAAAAGATGAAAAGAGTTCTGATGGCAAAGTAGTAACTATTGTTTATGCAGAAGCCGCCTTTTATGATTTATCATTTAGTACAGAAAAAGAAGCAAGAGACTTTATTGCTGAAACTCCTGATGCTCCTATGAATTATGCCTTACTTGGAACAGGCTGGTCAGTAGGAAATGTCACGGTAACTACAAAGAGAACTTGGCAATCTACAGAAAAGAATGCTTTATCTATCCTTAGGGCTACTCAAAATATTCATGGTGGTGATTTAATTTTTGATAGTGCTAATCGCCTTGTCCACCTTTTGACCTTTGGTGGCACTGATAGTGGAGCACTATTTTCATATAAAAAGAATATGAAAAGTATAGAGCGGGTTGTAGATACAAGAAGCCTTATTACTAGGCTTTATGTTTATGGTAAAGACGGGATGACTTTTGCATCGATTAATGGAAATAAGGAGTATGTAGAAGACTTTTCTTATTCATCTGAAGTAAGGGTAGGAACTCTGGATGCCTCCTCCTTTACTAACCCCTATCAGATGCTTGAGTTTGCCAATATGCGTCTAGGTCAGTATGCTAAGCCTAGAATTTCCTATGTCCTATCAGCTATGGACTTATCCGTTCTAACTGGATATGAACATGAAACTTGGAAACTAGGAGATATTGTAACTGTTCATGATAAAGAATTAAATCTATTAGTAAAAACAAGAGTTGTTCGCAGGCAATATAATTTACAAGAACCATGGAAGACGGTGCTGGAGTTATCAACTAAACTAAGAGAACTAGGTGATTCCTCAGCCCAATGGGATAAAGCAGCAGATATTCTTTCCTCCACTGATGTTCTTGATAGACAAGAAGTGAAAGATTTAGTTCCATTTAACCACCTAAGAAACTCAAGAGCTGATGATGGTATGACCTACTGGCTTAATTCTGGGTTTACTGTTGATCCTAATAATGGAGTGTCGGGAGATGCTTCATTTATGGCTGAGGGAGTTCTAGGTATGACAAAGAGTTTATCTCAGACTGTTTATCCTGCAAATAGAAGAAGTTATACAATATCTGCTCAAATAGCATCAGAGAATCTTCAAAAAGGTACGAATGGTCAAGTAGGAATTGAAGTCCTTATTGAATATGAAGATGGAACAACTGAAACTAGACTTATTGAACTATTTTAGGAAGGAGCATTGTAATGGTGTTTTTTAATCAAACAGCCCATAATATTTCATCTAGTAAAAGAATTAAATCTCTGACTATCCGATTATTTGTTTCTGATTGTACTGGGGCTGTTTATTTTACAGATTTGTTTTTACAAGGCGGCTCCATTGCTACTGGTTGGGCTGGTCATGTTTCAGAAATCAAATGGACACTTGACGGGTAGGTGAAGAAATGGCAGCTATTTTTACAAGGTTTTCTGAGACTATTAATTTAAAAGAAAATAAAAAGATATTTAGTATAGCTGTAAAACCCTTTATTGCTGATTGCACAGGAAAGGTTTATTTTACGGATATTCAAGTCCAAGAAGGTGATAAATTAACAGGATATACTCCTAATACAGAAACAATGCTTAAAAAATATCGTGTGAATGGGACTATTGTTCCTGTTAGATTTTATAACGGAATTGTGAGAAGTAAAGAAACACTTGTCCTTTTTAATTTAGGCAGTACATCAGCAGGTCTTGATTGTCATATATACCCTATTCAAAACATGGCTAGTGGTAGTATTGAATTATCTCAAAGTGCTGGTGCTCACAGATTAAAGCTTAAATCCTCTGTGAATAAAGATGATGAGATTTCAATAAAAGCATCAACACGAGAGTGCCTTAAAAATGGTAGCCCTACTGAGAAAGAGGGCTTTTTTCAATATACAGCAGCAGGTGATAGTAAGCATATAGTAACGCTTGAGGATGGTAAATCTGCAAGGGTTTTATTTGAGTTTCAAGAAATGCAAGAAGGAAGTGAACGCCTATGAATTATCTTCAAGGTAAAAAGTGCATGGTATGGTCTTTCATGGGCAATGCCCGTATGTATGAGGCACTAAGAGATTATGGTGACCGTTTAGATACAGTAGGCATTTTCACTTTTGAAGTAGATATTACAGGAACAATAACTGAAACAGGAACAAGTATTTCAAGTATGCTACCTTATATTAATAGATGGCCACATATTAAATGGCTCTTAACTATTATGAATCACGGTACAGCATCAATTTTTACAGCCCTAAGAAATAACACTAATGGAGCAAAAGACAAGTTTTTAACTGAGATTATCCGTATTATGAATAAATA